TTAACAAAATATGGTATGACATCGACTGCATTAGCAGCTGTTGATATAGTTAAACCAGCACCAGCAGCTGTTTCATAATCTGTTCCTAAACTTAATGTACGACTTCCAGTACCATCTTGTACAAATACTATGATACCAGATTGGCCTACTGATTCAGTGCTTGGATTTGCTAATGTTACATTACCTGTTGCTGTGAGAACAAAGTTTTGATAAGTGTCAAAATCTAACGTAACACTACCAGTTTGTGAACCAGCAGTTTGTGTGCTACCTCTTTGAGCTTTAGTAAAAGTTGTGTTTGCGTTTGATGTGACAATATTTGCACCAGATAAACTTGATGATCCTGTTCCGCCTTTTGCAACAGCTACTTGTCCAGAAAGCTGAGCTACTCCAATAGTTTTATTTGTTAAAGTCTGTGTAGCAACTGTACTTACTATTTCACCATCTCCTCCAGGAGGAAGTGTTAATACATTTGTTACACTAGCTGAATGAGGTTGTGATTTTACTGTTTGTCCATGTGAATTACTTTCACAGTTAAATACTACTGTTCCTGGATTATTGTTTCCTCTAACCACTACTGTTCCTGTTCCATTTGGTGCTAGATCTATTGTTGCATTTGAAGTAGTAACGATATCATTACCGTTCATATCTAAATTACCACCAAGTTGAGGACTAGTGTCTCCTACAATATCAAAACTCACACCTAATTTTGAACCTAATGATATAACCTCATCACTAGCATCAGCATAAACTATGTCTGCTTTAGCGTTTGCAATCGTAACGGTTGCTGCTCCACTACCTTGTTTCATAATTATGTTTTGACTACCTGAAGTAGCGTTTTGAATTATAAAGTAAGCAGTAGTAGTCGCTGGTGCTATTGTAATTGTACAGGCTTGACTTAATGATCCTGAAAATTTTATAACACGATACATTCCATCTTGTAAATTACTTGATCCACTTGATGGTGATCCTGCTCTTACAGTCAGTGTAGCTGTTGCTGCATCTGACAATGAAACAGTTTTGTAGGATGTTACTCTATCTAAAATATCTATGTTGTAATTTGTTGTGGTTCCCCACGTACCCGATTGTTCTCCAGTACCGATTTTTTCTATACCGAAGTTTGTTGTAAAAGTTGAAGCCATTTAACCTCCTATGCAGCTATTTCAGTCCAATTAGGGTTTTGGTTCGGTGTTATTTGAGAGAAAGTATGTACCGTTCCCAAATTAGCACTTGCTCCTAAACCGTTAGTTAACGATACCACAATATTACCTGTTCCTGCAACACTATTTATTGAGCCATAACCAATAAGTCCAGAGACTACAACTGTTGATGTATCAAAAGCAACTACTGTGCTTACAGCAGAAGTTCCTGCAACACCAGTAACAGGAGCACCTGTATTTCCTAATACAGTCATTCCGCTTGTGCTTACAGCAGAAGTTCCTGCAACACCAGTAACACTTACTGGGGTTATTAATTCTACGTCAACTGCTGGACTTGCTGTACCCCAACCACCAGCATTCCAAGTATCTCTACTCCAACCAGTTACGTTTGATAATACTGCAGATAATTCAAAACCAGCAATGCTTACAGATACAAATTGTCCTGCGCTTACTGTACCTACAGCAGAGGTTGCTGCAAGACCAGTTAAAGCAGTTCCTGCTCCTATAACTACGGCAGTAGAAGCAATCGCAGAAGTTCCTGCAACACCGCTAGGAATAATAGTTTGTGGTATACTTGCTGTGACTGAATTTACAGCTGCCGTACCGGATACACCAGTTGATGTAACAACACCAAAAGTGTTCCAACCACCAGATCCCCAAGTGCTTCTACTCCAACCATTTAAGTTTGGATTAGACACTTATTAACTCAAGAAATACGTATGATAGCTGAACTTTGATTTGCTGTAGGAAATTGTATAGTAAATGTTCCTGAAGATGATGATTTATTTGAACCAAAATCTAAAACAGCAACAGCTTTATCACCGTTTGTGTCGTTATAAATTAACGCACCTCTAGCTGTTATACTAGCTGTGGTAAAACTTAAATCTGCAAAGTCTGCAAAACCAACTGTTCCTGAACTTGTAGGGGTCACGTTAGTAAGTGCTCCACCACCAGCAGAGTATGAACCACTATTGGCTATTTCACCTGTAGTCGTAAAAACAGTAGTCGTAGCACCTAAAGTTGCTGTTGTACTACTTTTTCCACCACCACCGATTGCATATAAAGCGAGTTTAAAACTATTTGCTCCGTTTGTAAAATTATGAGTAGCTGTCATTAATTCTTTTTTAAAACTTGTACACATTGCTTGACTGATCGCCATTATAATCTCCTTATTATTTCTGATAACTCATTGTTACCAGTTTGTAAAACTTTGCTGACAATAGTAGCACGCTCTTCTTTTTTTGCCAACTGTATATATTGATATATTATATTTGTTATTATTTCTTTAAATTGTTTTGCTTGTTCTCTTATAGCTGGGGGAGCATTGTCTGAAACATACACTATTTTATTCACACAAAGTTCTGTAATTTGTTCTGAAGATAAACCACCATTGTCTGAAGTGACAACACCGACCTTACCCACTTCCATTTGTATGTCTGGGTTTAGCATCCTTTTTCTCCTTTTGAAATGTTAGCCCCTCTATATCACCTCTACCCCACAACGCTGGTTTGGGTGTTCTAGGATCTAGTGGTTCAGGTGGACTTAATTTTGATTGTTTTGAAATCATTAAATTACCTTTGTGTACTTTTGTTACCAAAGGGTCTTTTAATCTGTGGTATCCATATAACTTTTCATTATCTGGTATATTAGTATCTAAAAAAGCAGAACTGTGTGCTATTTCAACCTTTATACCTTTTGCTATAGCAGTTGCTACCCAAAATTCACAACAAGCTCTACCAGCCTCTGCAAAGTGTGGTGCGTTCTTATAACTAAAATCGAAACCAAAAATATGTATAGATTTAACTTTTTCAGCCACCGCCATAGCTATTGCATACGCAGAAGTATTATTTAAATACGCAAGTCCAGTTTCTTTTATTACAAATTCTAAAGGATACTCTACAACTCCAGGACATCTTTTATCTTTTGTACACGAATAAATTGGTCCAGGATGTTGTTTTAATGTCTTTTTCATCAAAAGTGTTTGACTTCCTGCTTTAACGTCATCAAGAAATCTACTAGGTGGATCCATCATAAACATTCTGTCGTGCATGATTATTCCACCCATACCATTTACAGTCCAAACCTCATCATATTCGTCGCTACGTATTCTAGAAAGCATATAGTCAGAAAAACTTAATCCTAACCCCACCATTGCAATTTTAGCACCAGCTAATTTTTTTGTCATGTTTTTTGTACTCTTGTCATACCACTTCTATAGTTATCACTGTTTTCCATACCTTCAGCATAATTTTTAAGTCTTACTAAAGATTCTTGATATCTTTGTGTGTATGTTTTAAATAGATCTGCTTCACCTTTCATAAAAATATAGGCTTCACATAATGATCCATAAAGTAACGCATCTGAAGCATTGTCGCCCAACCAAGAACTACCAGTAGTAGTAGTAGTGATAGACTCAGGACGATAGTAATAGTGCAACTCAGTAACAAAAGAAGCACTAGGAGTTGGAGCCAAAATAAAATTTTGATAATCAAACGGTGCATAATATTTAGGTTCTCCTGTTGTTGAATCACCAGCTGGTGTATATGTTTGTATATAGTTTACATCTTTTTGAAGTAAAAAATTTATATTTCCGCTAGTGTTTGTAAAAGATAAAGAAAACGATGCTAAATAATCTGTAGGCATACCTAAAAACTTGTTTCCTGTAGATAAATTTCCTGTCACGTTTTTACGAAAATAATCTAAATCAACTGATTTAAATATTCTTTCTTCAGCATTTTTTATAAACGTAGGTAAAGTGCTTACAAAAGTTGTTTCACTGTTTTGTGTGTAATCTTGTATAGCTGTTTTCAATGTTGTAAATGTAAAACTCATGATGTTGTTACCTTTACTATACCAATTGAACCAACTGCATGATACGATTTGTTTTCAATGCCATTACCTAAAAACGATTCGGAAATTATAATAGGGTTGGGTTCTTCACGATCTCTTCTTGGTTGATACAAAGCCTGTGGTTCAAATGGTGGTTTTTTAGGTTTTAATTGTGGGTGTTTTGGTTCATACTCAGATATGTGAACTATATGTCCAGTCCATTCTTGTATTCTTTCCCTATAAGGAAATTCCATACCACTTCTATCTGATATGAATTTTGCGTATTTTCCTGGAGCATATCTTGTCATATTAAACCAAATTATAATAAGTTGAACTCGGTGTTAAACTTAAACTTGTTCTATCTCTGTCTTCTGCTGCTGCTCTTTCAAACTCTTCTTCGTAAACAGCCTTCATCATTTTTGTTAAAGATGGAGCACGTTTCATAGATAAATAATAGGCTAAACCAGCGGTAAGGCAAGGATAAAATCTAAACGGTACATCAGCAGTATTGGTCATAGTATCAACGTCTTCTATTCTACGTAATCTATCAAATACTAATATTAAAGAAGATGAATTAGGTGTCGGCCAAAGTTTTATCTTTGGTATTATTTGCCTATCCACATAATATTGACTTGGTGTAGAAGTATTACGTTTGTTAGAAATATTAATAAATGTATCTCTACTAATTCTAGATATAGAAGTATCCGACTGATTAGATGTACCAGAATTTTGTCTTACTACAGCACTTAACACATCAATACTTGACTGCACACCTTCAAAATCTACAGCGCTACTTAAAGTAGTTGTTGCTCCGCTTGTAGTACCTGTAAGAGTTTCACCACTTACAAAAGTACCATTAGGGATAGTAATAGCCATAGTTGTAGATGAAGGTTTGCTTGTTATGTTAGTAGTGGCTGAACTTGTTGAACCAGTTATTATTTCTCCAACTGTAAAGCTGCCAGAAGCAGCTACAGTCATAGTAAGATTACCTAAAGGATATTCAGCCAAACCACTTGCTAGTGTAAGGGTTTCTTGACTCATTGTCCAACGGTTTAATCCTCTATTTGCCCAATCAGCAAACAATATATTTAAAGATCTTCTTGCTGTTTGTAAGTCATAACCAGTTCTAACTTCTAAACCACAACGCTCAAAAGCCTCTTCAACATATTCAGCTACATCTAATTCAAAGTCTCTTGAGCCTGAAGTTGCCATTATGTTTTACTCACTTTCTTTTTAGTTTTCTTTTTGGTCTTTTTTGCTGCTCTAAAGTGTGCTTCAGTTGGAGCGTTTTTATCACCTTTTTTACGCATTTTTTCTCCTCGTTTTCTTTTAGCGTGAATGTTAGCATATAAACCTTTTCTTGCCATCAGCTATTAGGACCTCTTACAACTTTGCCTCCGCCCATCATTTTCTTTGGCGCTACTCCGCCTTTAGCCATGTTCTTTTTGGTCATACCACCACCCATCATTTTTTTAGGTACAACTCCACCTTTAGCCATATTTTTTTTAGTCATGCCGCCACCCATCATTTTCTTTGGTACTACGCCACCTTTTTTATAATTTTTCTTTGACATTTTCATTCTTTTTCCCCTCCATCAGAGTATAGATTATTAAAAGTATATTTCCAGTCCTTGTAACTATTATGGTCTTCAGCCGAATGAGTCCATTGGCTAGGTTTAAAATCTGGTGGACCTTTTCCAGTTTCCCATAAAGCAGGAGAGCTTGCTCTTACCCTGTTGTTAGGAAGTGCTACAATATTACCTGTCCACTTCCCTGCATCTGTTAATTCTAACACATGACTTTGTTTATGTTGCGCAGGATCATCTGCGATTTCATTACCTGTATAATCTACAGTAAACATATATCTAGCATTATAAAACTTTCCATCGATTTTGCAAGTCCAAGGAGAAGAACTTACTCTATCCATTTTAACAACCTCGTGTTCTCTAGAAGAACAATCCCAAGGTTGTACCATATATGTTTGCATAGGCTCAGGCCATTTATCTAGTGGCACATCTGCAACAAGAGCAGTTATAGGCATTCTTGCCCACATTGCACCACCATGGATATTTGGATCATCTGTAGAGTCTGTTTCACAGCCAGTAAACACCACTTGAAAACTTAAACACCTATCTGGTATTGTATTCACAGCTATAACCATTGCGTGTAAAAATTCACCATGATATTTTTGATGATTAGCTGTAAACTCTTTTCGCACCCAACAATGAAAATGTGGTATATTGCTGATTAATTTTGGCATCTAAGTATTCTTCTTTGTTGGCTTTTCTTTCTTTTTCTTTCCTTTACCAAAAATGTGAGCATCTACTGCTGCTGCTTTTCCACCAGTTAAAACAGAATTTACTCTAGCCATTGCCCATTGGCTAGGTGTTGTTCCTGGACGATGTCCTGTTCTGTAAGCAGCTAGTCCTTTATTGTATACTCTACCAAGTTGTCCAGCTGTAACTTTTTTACCTTTTTTACGAGCTTTTGCTGCTTTTTCAGAAAGTGTCTTTTTTGTTGCTGCTGATAACGCCATAACTACCTACGCTTTTTTTGTTTTTGTTTTTACTTTTTTCTTCTTACTTTTAGATTTCAAAATAACTTTTTGCAAAGCTGGTGGTAACTTTTTTTGTTTTGCAGTCAAACCATTATTTTTTTCTGGTTTTTTAGTATTAGCCATACATACTCCTAAATTTTTTAGTGTGTTTAGATTCTTTAGTTTTTCTTCTTTTACCTGTCTTAGTAAAATCTGTTGCAAATTTATAAGCTGAAGGATCGTTTTCTTTTTTCTTACGATTTTTTTCTATTTCTTTTTTACGTTTAGCTTTTTCTATGGTTGAAAGTCCTGCAAGATATTTTTTAGGAATTTTTGATTTTTTCTTGCGTCCTGGATTTTCAATTTGCTTTTTCATTTGAGATCTTGTTGTGACCATCCTTGCCTCTCTACAAATCTATCAAATTTATCTTCAAGTCTTCGTAGTAATGCAATAACCTCTTTGTTTTCATTGTTTACCATATCGCGTGTAGCGTATTCTTCTCTAGTTTTATTTAAAAGTATTTGAAGTCTTTTTACTTCTTGAAACATTTTACCAAACGCCCAAGCCGCTGGAGCGACTACCAAAGTTAGAACAATATTCCAAAACATCATTGCATCTATTTCCATTTTTACCAAGCCTTGCAAGACCAATATCTTGCCGATAACTTATCTTTAGCTGTAGCACAGTTATGACGAGCACGAAAGGACTTTCTTCTCGCGGGAATTGCTTTTTTAATTTTCATATTAGGGTCACCAAAGCGAACAAGTTTTACAGTTGTTCCAGACTTAGCTAAAACAGCAGATTTTTTAGGTCCACTTGGTGTTCTTTTAGGTTTGTTATAACCACTAAAGGTTTCACCTCTGTATTTTAACTTGCCGCTCGGTGTTCTAGTTACGTTTTTAGTCGTAGCCATAAAACTTCCTAATTAAAAAACATTGTTGCACTTACCGCAGTTCCAGCTGGAAGATCAACATAACACCCACCAGAAAAAACTAATCCTTCATCTGGTATGTAAGGATCTATATAATCCTTTGTAGTAGTTGCTACTTTGATAGAAAATAAAGCAGTTCCAGTTGTTGGTGTAGTATTGAAAAAACTTATATCTCCAATAGTACCTCCTGTTGTAATGTGCATTCCTCTTAAACGTGTTCTTCCACCAAAAACTTTTGCTTTACCACCTGTTGTTCCAGCAGCATTACCAACGCTCATTGCTGATCCTAAAGAAGCATTTCCTGCTACTGAAGTAACGGTATCATAAAATTTTGTAGAAGTAACAGTTGTACTGTTTGGTCCTGTAATATTTTCAGTCTGTGCATTACCAACAATATCAGTTCCTGTAATTGTAACAGTTCTAGCAGAAAGATCTCCTGAAGAAGTTAAGGTTACTTTACAAGACTGACCTGTAGAATGAAAAGCACCAGTTCCAGCAGCATCTTTTAACGACAAAGACGCTGTCCCTGAAGTTGTCGCTGCGTTTGCTAGTGAAGTGGTGTTTGCAGACAAATTATTTAAGAAAGTTATAGCTCTTACATCAGATCCAGCCATGATAACTCCTTACGCAAATTGTTTATAAGCAATTACAAAAGTCAATGCACCAACCGCAGAAACGGTTGCTGTATTTGTAATTTGTAAAAATATATTTCTCGCAGCACCAGTTACATTTACTCTTGGCGAAGCAGCTGGACTTGGATCGTCTCCTGTAGTATCCAATAATGTAAGTGGATAATGACATCCTGCTGGAACGCTTGTACCACCATCAAGTATTTCATCTGTTTGAGCTGCTACTAATTGAGCTCCAGTAGTCGCAGTTCCAACTTTGTAACCTATATCACCTGAACCTGTAGTAATTGCTGTAGTGATTACAATTTGTATACTTGTTATAATAGTATTGTTTGGTTGAGAAAAAGTTACTTCAGTTGAACCAGCACCTCCTGATTTAGCTGCTGATGTTACAATTCCTTGACCTTGTAGTGAAGTACCTACATAATCACCAGAAGAATTTATTTCAAAATTTTCTGTGATAGCACCTGTCGATGCGTTTTTAGAAATCCCTTTAAAACCGTTTTCGGATCTTACGGGACCATTAAAAGTTGTGTTAGCCATATTTACCTCTTATAAAGTTTTAGCCCTATGGTCGTATAAGCGTCTGCTAGGTCAGTCCATAGGGCTTTTAAAAATCCTAGTTGTTATGCTCCTGGAGAACCAAAAACACATCTTGGGTCAGATACACCAAAGCTGTAACGCTCTCTAGCTTTATATCTCACATTTCCAGTATCAAAGTCACCTTCCATAGAAGTTTTGACTGGTGATCTTTCAAAGTGTTTAAAGCCATTAGGCGCATCAGTTTTGATGAAAAAAGCATCTGTATCAGTCAAATAGTGATTAACAACATATCCGTCTGGAAGCATTCCCATGTTTCTCATTGCGTTTACATCATTATCAGCTGTTGCTGGTCTAAGGTTAGAAGCCATTAATCTTTCAGCTACAAATTGTAGTGCTGGTGGAATAATA